CACGCTTTTGCGAGCCTCTGGAAAGCAAATTACAGCTAACGTCCAAGGCTTGGCAGCTAGTGCAGCTTCCGTGATAGCCATGGCTGGAGATACTGTACGGATTAGTCCAACAGCTCAAATCATGATACACAAGGCGTCTAATGGCAACATTGGCAACGCTGACAGCATGCGCAAGAATGCGGACACGCTAGATAGCATTGATAGTTCAATTGTCAACGCTTATGTTCTTAAAACAGGCATGAAAGACACGGATGTTTTAAAACTTATGCAGGACGAAACGTGGATGAACGCCCAGACAGCAGTTGATAAAGGCTTTGCGGATGAAATCATGTTTGTTAACGAAGACGATCCAGTCTTTACGAATTCGTTGCATACTATGCCGTCGAAAGAAAAACTCAATCAGTTCTTTAATATGCGCCTGAAAGAGAAACAGGCAGCCATTGACAAACTGGAACACAAACCAAATAGCCAGTCTTCCAACTCATTAAGAGAACAGAAGCTGGCTATTTTGCTAGACAAAAAATAAAAGGAAATGATTAAATGACAAAATCAGTAAACGAGCTTAACGCTCTATGGATTGAAGCAGGCCACAAAGTAGAAGACCTGAACGAACAAATCAACACAGCACTGGCAGATGACAAGTTTTCTGCAGAAGCTTTCGCAGACCTCAAAGCACAACGTGACGATGCAAAGGCACGTCGTGACGCTCTTAAAGAGCAAATGGCAGAAGCGCAAGCACAAGCAATTATTGAAGACCCAACACCAGCTGCACCACTTACAGACAAAGAAGAAGCTACAAAAGCGCAATTTGTTACAGACTTTAAAAATTTAGTTCGTGGTAATTACGCACAAATTAAAAATATGGTTTCATCGGATGAATCTGACGGTGCAGGTCATGCTGGTTTGACTATTCCAAAAGATATTCAGACCACAATCCACACTTTGGTTCGTCAATATGATTCTTTGCAAGGATACGTAAACGTGGAATCTGTTTCAACAACCTCTGGTTCTCGTGTCTATGAAAAATGGTCTGATATTACAGCACTTGCTGAAATCGACGAAGAAGGCGCAAAAATCGGCGATAATGATGACCCACAATTAACAACCATCAAATATCTCATCAAGCGCTATGCTGGTATTTCTACAATCACTAATTCACTGTTGAAAGACACTGCTGAAAACATCATTGCGTGGTTATCTAATTGGATTGCTAAGAAAGTGGTTGTTACTCGCAACACCAAAATTATCGCAGCTATCGACACATTGCCAACTAAACCAACGCTTGCTAAATGGGATGACATCATTGACCTTGAAGCAAAAGTTGACCCAGCCATCAAACCAACATCAATGTTCTTGACTAATACATCTGGTTTCACAGCGCTTAAAAAAGTCAAAGATGCAATGGGGAATTACTTGATGGAGCGCGATGTTAAATCGCCTACAGGTTACGTTATTGACGGCTTCCCTGTCAAAGAAGTTGGTGACCGTTGGTTGCCTAACAAAGCTAACGCACATCCGCTTTACTTCGGTGATTTGAAGCAAGCAGTCACCTTGTTTGACCGCGAAAACATGTCGTTGCTGGCTACAAACATTGGTGCTGGAGCGTTTGAAACAGACACTACTAAAATCCGTGTCATTGACCGTTTCGATGTCCGTACAGTTGATAGTGAAGCCTTTGTCCCTGCAACATTTACAGCGATTGCAGACCAAAAGGCTAATTTGACAACTGGCACTGGAGTGTAAGCCTATGACGGTCACGGTTGAAGATATGCGCGTGATGCTCAATTTGGACGATGACGAGGGGGAAAAACTCTTGCTCGTCTATATTGCATCAGCGACAAGTTTTGTTAAAAAAGCAATCAGCACAGAGGCGGACGACGCCTTTTTTGACCGTGACGATGTCGCACCGCTCTTTAAAACGGCGGTAATGGCTCGCACGGGCACACTATATACCTACCGTGTCGACACAGGCGACAGCTCAACTTATCCAATCGACGCCACCACAAATAGCATTGTGGGACAGTTAAGAGGTGTATATGCAGTGTATGCAGAGGAGGAGGCAAATGGCTGAAACCTTTTTACCATCCGAATTTAATAAGGTGGCAGATTTTGGGACGACAAAATCCGTGGAAAATCAGTACACAGGTATATCTATTCCAAAATTCGTGTCGCTTTTTAAATTGCATTATAAACCTCATACTCGCACGCTTAATCAGCAATATCAAGCCACACAGGCGAAGTTAGATGATACCAAGGTAATTATAGTCAGACACAATAAGAAGCTCACAGAGAGTCTGCTAGTGACCATAGACGGTATACAGTACAGCATTGTGTCAATCAGTCCAGACGAAGGCTTTGGATTGAATAAGTATGACTACATCACCTTACGGAAAACTAAGAAGGTGGGCTGATTATGGCTGATTTCGCTAGCGCATTGGAAGAGTGGGCTAAAACCGTGCAAAACATGGTAGAGCTTACGCCGAAAGAACAAGCTGAGATTACCAAAGCAGGGGCAGAAGAATTTAAGAAACGGCTGGAATCTGAAACAAGACAGCGTCACTACTCATCACATAAAGACCCCGTTTATGGGCATATGGCGGATGGATTGACTTTGCAGACTAAAAACGTTGACGGCATCGTAGATGGCAAGTCAACTGTAGGCTGGGAGAATGCTTTCCACGCCACAAACGCAAGACGTTTGAACGATGGCACAAAGAAGTACAAAGCTGACCACTTTGTGACCAACGTGCAAAATTCGGCGGAAACCCAAGAAGCTGTTCTTTTGGCAGAAAAAGCGGAATATGACCGCCTCATGAAGAAGAAAGGAGCTAGTTAATGTCCGCAGTTATGGACGCAAAGAAAATTCTGCAATCGTCTGGACTAGAGCAGCTAGAGTTAATCTATGCTAGCAATATCCCGAAAGAAATGCAGGATAATACCGATAAGACAATCGCGCTCATCACGGACGTTGACATGCGCCTTGACCTTGATGGGAACGACACATTCCACGGAGCTGAAAGAGAGGTAGAAATACAACTCTTCTATAAGCTCGATATTGATTTTGACCTAGATAGCTTTGAATTTGCTTTACTAAAGCTCTTCAGAGACAATCACTGGTCAATTACAGACATTCGAGAGAATACAGTAGACCCAGACACTCTACAAGTGACGTGGGTCTTTTATGTTGTCGAACATAAGATTTTAAATTAAGAAGGAGAAACTAATACATGGCAGTAGTTGGTTTAAAAATGGTAAAGGTTGCCTTGGTTGACCCAAAGACGCAACAACTCATTAAAGGAACAGAAGGTTTGTCAACTGACGGCGTAGTTGAAATTGACTCATCTATGCTGGGTACTAAGACAGCCAACATCTCAAATATCGAAGGATCAGCCACAAAGGTCCCAGGGAACAACGCAGTTCAGGATGTTATCGTTGCACCAGGTTCGCCAACCGTGGCTTTCGATTTTAATAACCTTGACTTTGAACTTAAGCAAAAACTTCTCGGTTTTAAGTCAGATGGAAAAGGTGGCTTCGTGATGCAAGGTGACAAGCCACACGTCGCAGTCTTAATTGAAACAGAAACACTTGACCGCAAACATTCAATCTATTTTGGCTTTGCGAATGGTATTATGCAAGAAAGCACTCAAAACGTTGCTACTGATACAGACACAGCGCAAACTCGTAATGCTGACAACTTGACTTATAATTCTTTGTCAGCCAAAGCTTTTGGCGGTGAGCCAATCAAAAAATATTATTCTGGCGCAGGGTCATTTGATAAAGCTAACATGCTCAAGGAAGTTTTTGGTGGCTATGCAACTAGCGTGGCAGAACATCAATAATTTTTAAGGTTGCATTTTAAATGCGACCTTTTTGTTTTATGTAAGGAGAAATCATGGAAGTTAAAACAATTAAAATCCCAGAAATCGCTAAGAAGCCTTTCCAACTGCTGACAACCAACCGCAACATCATGCGTATGCAACAGTACCAACTCGCTGTTTTAAAAGTTGGAGAAGACGTTGGCGAAGAAGACGTTGCTGGTCAAACTCAAGCTAGTTTAGCAGTTTTGGAAGAAATGCTAAGCTTTATCCGCGTCATCCTCAATCTGGACGATGAAGCCTATGAAAAGCTTTTGGATATGCCTAACGACCGCACACAGGAAGTGGTTAATAAACTTGTGGGTTATCTCTATGGTTTGTCAGACGAAGACATGGCAGAAGCGGACGTAGAAAACCCAAAGGAAGAAGCTTAGGCGAACAAATTTTTGAGCTTGAAAATAAAATTGAAGACATGAAACTGATAGCCAAACAGGCCCTATCAGCATACGGCTGGACGTTGGAAGAATACTACGAAACAGACTTTTACGACCTCATGAACATTTTGGGAGCGAAAGAAGTCAAGGATAGACCAGTAGACCCGATGTCTTTGCTGAAATAAATGGATTTCAAATCCAAAAAATATCTCGGAAAGGAGGAAAAAATGGATAAAAAAGTGCAAGCGACCATGTCGACCGAGATTGCTCTTGACCTCGTGAAAGCAAGCGAGAGCATTAAGAGCATGACTCAACTGGTTAACAGCTCTACTCAAGCATGGAAAGCGCAAGAAGCACAGCTTAAAAGCGCAGGAGATAGCTTAGGTGCTGCTAAGGCTAAATATGATGGTTTAGGTGCATCAATCCAAGCCCAAGAAAGCAAGATTGAAGCCTTAAAACGCAAGCAATCTGAGTTAAAAGGGGATACGCAACAAACCGCTGAACAGTATCTTAAGTATCAGCAACAGATTGACCAAGCGACTGCAAAGTTAGCTAGCATGGAAGCCCAGCAATCCAAGGCTAAGCAGTCTATGGAATACTATTCAAGCGGTTTGGCAGGCTTGCAGACAGACTACAAGAAGATGAACGAGCTGTCAGATAGTTATGTGAAACGGCTTGAAGCCGAGGGTAACAAACGACAAGCAGCGCAAGAAAAAGCTAAAAATCTCAAAGAAGCTACCAAAAATCTAAGTAAGCAATACAAATCGCAAGTTGACGAGCTTGAGAAAATCAAAAACAAAGTAGGCGCAACTAGCGAAGCTTACCACAAGCAAAAGATAAGGGTTAACGAGACGGCTGCGGCTTTAGCAAGTTCAAAAGCCAAGATGAAAGATGCCCGCGAAGAAATGGAGAGGCTCAATCCGACTATTTGGACTCGCATGCGGGATTCTGTCAAGAAGTTTAACAATGAAGCGCAGAAAACAAATAAAATCGGTAGTCATGTTAAAGACTTTGTAACTGGAAATCTGATTGCAAATGGTATTACCAACATCACTTCAAAAGTGGTCGGATTAGCTAAAGAGGGCTATGCCGCAGCAGAAGCAGCGTCCAAGACCGCCGAACGTTGGCAGAATTTGGGATTTGCAGAAGAAGAAATCAAGAGGATCAACTCTACTGTTAAAGACTTAAAATACAATACGAACCTTTCTGGTGGTGCAGTTGGTGATCTGATTCTGAAATTTCACGGAATTACTCACAATGTAGATGAAGCAGCGGAACTTGCGAAAGGGGTTGGTAGTCTATCTGACCAGCTTAAACTCTCACAAGAGAGAGCAGAAGCATTTGCTGGCGGATTAGGCAAGATTGAAGCGTCAGGAACAGTCACAGCTACATCTTTAAACAAGCTAGAGAAACAAGCGCCTGGATTAGTCCAAGCGTTACAAAAAGCGTCTGGATTGTCAGAAAAAGCATTTTCAGACTTGCTTAACTCTAGCAAGATGACCTCTAAACAATTTAATGACATCTTAAAGTCTGCGGGCAAAAGCTACGAAGAGAACGCCAAAAAATACGGCAATACAGCTGAGGGTGCAAAGAAAAGAATCACGTTAGCGTGGGCGGACACTAAAAAAGCCCTTATGAAGCCCCTTGTAAACGTTGCTTCAACCGGTTTTAACCAATTAGCAAATGTCTTGCAGAATCCTGCTATCCAAAGCGGAGTAACAAAAATCGGTGAGGGTATTAGCAAGATTGCGCAACACGCTACGAACCTTTTAAATTACATAGCAGCACATCAGAAAGATGTATCTTCTATCGTTGGTAATTTGGTAGAAATCACGAAGTTATTCGCATTAGGCGTTTGGGAAGGCTTTAAAGCTACTGTCACTACTATAGCTGATGTCTTTAATGATTTAAGCGGTCATAGTGCCAAGGCTAAAGACCCGCTAAAAAGCGTATCTACTTTTTTAAAAGAGGTCGGTAAACACAAAAAAGCAATTGTCGCAGTTGGCAAAGCTTTTGCTTTTTACTTTATCGGGTCAAAGACAATAAAAGGGATTGCGTCTCTTAGTGCTAATGTTTTAAAATTTGGCAATACATTTGTGTCAACAATGAAAATGGTAGGAGCTGCAGCCGCCACACACCCTGTCGGGGCTATATTAATAGGTGTTACTGTTTTAGTAGCAGGATTTACTTTGCTTTATAAGCACAACAAAAAGTTTAGAGATTTTTGTAACGGGATAGCAAGTGGTGCTAAAAAAGCATTTGACGACGTTGTTAAATTTGCAAAACATGCTTGGGACGCAACAACAAAAGCCTTTAAAGGCATTGTCAACTTTTTTAAAAAGGACTGGAAAGAGCTATTGCTTTTCATTGCCAATCCTATTGTCGGTGGTTTTGCGCTTATTTATAAGCACAATGCTAAATTTCGCAAGTTTGTGAATGACTTGCTCAAAAAAGCTTCAGACTTCGCCAAAGGTTTAGGTAAGTGGTTTGGGGATGCCTTTAAAAATGCTAAGAAAATCGTTGATAACGGCATCAAGGCTATAACAAAAGTCTTTAAAGCTGGTATTGATTTCTTTCGCAAAGACTGGAAGGAAGTCCTGCTTTTTATTGCTAATCCTATTGTTGGTGGTTTTGCGCTTGTTTATAAGCACAACAAGAAGTTCAAAGACTTTGTTGACAATATTTGGGAAACGGCCAAAGATTTCGGCAAGAACATGGTTGATGGTGCTAAGAAGAAAGTTGATGAGTTTAGGCATCAAGTTTC